ATAATGGACATAGTGTACTAGTTGTAGCTGATCGTGTAGAATTCTTAGAAAAGGTAAAAGAATATGTTGGAGAAACGTGTTTGTTGGTTACTGGCGACACCAGCTTTGAGGAACGGCAATATGCAAAAGAGCAAATCCTCGCCAAACAAAAAATGTGCATTGCTGGTAGCCGCCAAATCTTCAGCGAAGGAATCTCAATCAACATACTTAGTTGTGTCATCCTAGCAGTACCAATGAGTAATGATAGCTTACTAGAACAAATTGTGGGCAGAATAATGCGACCACATCCAGGTAAGCTAGATCCTATAGTAGTAGATATTCAATTTAGCGGCTGGGCAGATAAAAAGCAAAATACAGATAGATTGGGACTTTACATGCGAAAAGGCTGGTCTACTGTATCGGTATAGAAATTTTTAACTTGTAGTAGTTAATCTACTATGCTATAATATATGATAGATCAAAGAAAAAGTTTACGGTTTAGCCTTGAAAAATTACATAAATTAGCTAAAGGTGATCCAATTAAATTAATTGAAATCCTTGAAAATTACTATCATGGTTTTATAACCAATCTAACAGGATACAGTTATTTAATAAATGCTAAAGACTTTTTTCTTGACTCTACTACAGATGTACTATTTAAATCACAGTACTTACAACTAGCGGCACGTAGAAGCTATCAACAGTATAAAGACTTAGGTTACAAACAATTAGATTTAACTTATTATCCAGACCTAAAAACAGATACAATAAAATACAATCCGCTATTAACAATAAAAAACAACAAAATATATTTCAAATACGAGGAATAAATGGCACTTAGTTTTAAACAAACAAAAGGTAAAGCAGCTACAAATAAAGTAGAAACTTACGAGTATAAAGACGGTGAAAACACAGTTAGATTGGTTGGCGGCATCCTGCCTAGATATATCTACTGGACTAAAGGCACTAATAACAAGGATATTCCTATTGAGTGCTTAGCTTTTAGCCGTGAAAAAGAAAAATTTGATAATCTTGAAAAAGATCATGTACCAGATTATTTTCCAGATCTTCGTTGCAGCTGGAGCTATTCAATCAATTGTATTGACCCTAAAGATGGTAGGGTTAAGGCACTCAATCTCAAAAAGAAATTGTTTGAGCAGATTCTTACAGCAGCAGAAGATTTAGGCGATCCCACAGACTACGATACTGGTTGGGACGTAGTATTTAAGCGTAATAAAACTGGCCCACTTGCGTTTAATGTTGAATATACATTACAAGTGCTGCGTTGTAAGCCTCGTGCCCTTAGTGCAGATGAAAGAGCTATCGCTGATAGTGCCGTATCTATTGATGAAAAATTCCCTAGACCCACAGCCGACGAAGTTAAAGCTCTTCTAGAAAAGATTACTACCCAGCAGGATGAAGATGCTGATAGTAGTGAACAAGAAGCTATTAAAGAGCTAGGTTAATAATATGGCCAGTAATTGTATTACTGGCCTATTCTTTTTGAGGCAGTATGAAAGTACTATTTACAGCAGATATACATATTAAATTGGCACAAAAAAATGTGCCACAAGAATGGGCTAGAAACAGGTACAACTTATTGTGGGATCAATTAGCTGAAAAACAATCTAGTGCTGACCTATTTATAATAGGTGGAGATGTTTTCGACAAATTACCTAGTATGGAGGAGTTGGAAGTTTACTTTGATCTTGTTAGTCACTGTAATATACCAACACTAATATATAGTGGTAACCATGAGGCTGTAAAAAAGTCTACTACATTTATGAGCAATCTAGCCAAAGCTACAAATCTCATGAATCGTAAAGTAATCATTTTAGACGACTATTACAGTGATTACGGCATAGAATTTGTACCATATAACAAATTAAAAGAGTTTGAACAAGGCAATCATCCTTGGCCTGAGGGCGGCACAGTGTTGTGTACGCATGTTCGTGGTGCAATACCGCCACATGTTACACCAGAGGTAAATTTAGATATTTTTAATGGCTGGGATATTGTCTTAGCTGGAGATTTACACAGTTATGAAAATTGTCAGCGGAATATTCTGTATCCCGGTAGTCCTGTTACTACTAGCTTTCACCGTCAACCTGTTGACACGGGGGTTATTTTACTAGATACAGATACATTAGCACATAGTTGGATTAAATTAGATTTACCACAGCTAATAAGAAAAACTGTAGGTGTTACCGACCCTAAACCGCCAACCGATTATCATCACACAATTTATCAAGTTGAGGGTGATATGCAAGAATTGGGTGAGCTAGAAGATAGTGAATTAATTGACCGCAAAGTAATCAAGCGTACTAGTGATGTGCAGTTAATGCTGGATTCAGAAATGTCACTGGTTGAAGAAGTGCGTGAATACTTACGCTATATACTCAACTTACCTGAAGAAACTATTGAACGTGCCGCGGTTGAGGTGCAAAATAACCTAGATAAGATAGAGCATGAATGATAACAATTAAAGAATTACGTTGGAGCAATTGTTTTAGTTATGGTAGTAATAATACTATAAATTTCATAAAAGCTCCTCTTACACAACTGGTTGGTAAAAACGGACACGGTAAAAGTAGTGTAGCTCTTATACTAGAAGAAGTCCTATTTAATAAAAATAGCAAAGGCATTAAAAAAGCTGATATTCTTAATAGATATATAAAAGATAAAAGCTATACAATTGAGCTAGATCTAGAGCGTGATGGCAACGAGTATACTATAAAATGCGTTCGCGGTACACAACAAACTGTTAAACTACTTAAAAATAACATAGATATTAGTGGTCATACGGCTACACAAACTTACAAGATTATAGAAGATATTGTAGGCATTGATCACAAAAGCTTTGCACAAATAGTTTATCAAAGTAATGCTAGTAGTCTAGAGTTTTTAACTAGTGCTGATACCGCACGAAAAAAGTTTCTTATTGAAATACTAAATCTGACCAAGTATACACGCGCAGGTGAGGTATTTAAGGAACACAGCGTTGAATTAGGTAAAGAAATTAGTGCTTGCCAGGCTAAAATAACTACCATCAATAATTGGCTGGATAAATATGAAAAAAGCGACTTAAGTATAAGGGTGCTAAAACCAGTAGAAACACTAGACGATAGCTTGAATAAGCATGTAGCAGAGCTTGAACTAGAAATAGCCAATGTAGATAAAACTAATCGCAAAATTAATCAAAACAATACTTACAAAGAACAGTTAGTTAACATTAATATAGCTAATACTCCTGAACCTGTTGACCCTAAACTGATAAAAGAGCGTGAGCAAGAAGCAATTACCCTAAATAAAACTATTAGGGATAGCGAGCAGTTTATTGCTAAACTTAATAAATTGCAAGGAGTTTGCCCTACTTGTTTTAGTGCTATTGATAGCACTAAAGTTCAGCAGTTAATTGACGAGCATAAAGCTATTATAGATCGTGCTACTGGTGAAAGTTTTGCTTGCAATTTAAATTTTAATGTACTAAGCGAAAAGCATAAGGATTATTTAGAGGCTATCAAGCGACAAGAACAGTGGGAAAAATTACATCTATTAATAGATCACGATCTGCCAAATAAAGTACTAGACAAAAATGAGTTACAAGATCAGTACAATAATTTGGCCAAAACCCTGCAAGAAACTCAACAGCGAATCAAACTTGCTGAAGAACATAATCTAAAAGCGCAGCAACATAATAGTCGTGTAGAAACTATCAAGCAACAACTACAAGAAATGAGCGAAGAGCTAGAGGAACACAGCTTTCAGCTTAGCATAATGAATGAGCGTATGAGTATTTTACAAGTACTCGCTAAAACATTTTCAACAACCGGACTTGTTGCTTATAAAATAGAGTGCTTGGTAAAAGATCTAGAAGATATTACTAATCGCTATCTGGTAGATCTTAGTGATGGTAGGTTTCAAATCGGCTTTAAAGTAAACAGCAGTGACAAATTAAATGTTGTAATTACAGATAATGGTCGCGACATTGATATTAATGCACTTAGTGGTGGTGAAAAAGCACGTGTAAATGTTGCTACACTGCTTGCTATTAGAAAACTAATGCAAACACTTAGCAGCAGTCGTATCAATCTACTAATTTTAGACGAAACTGTAGAAGCACTAGACGTAGACGGTAAAGAAAAATTAGTAGAAGTATTACTACGCGAAGAACATCTAAATACCTTTTTAGTCAGTCACGGCTTTACACACCCACTACTGGAAAAAGTAAATGTTATTAAACGTAATAACGTATCTCGCATTGAGGCATAACATGAGTAGAAAACACTATGAAAGAATTATGAGTAAACGAGGTAAAAGTATACAACGCGTAGCTGATAAACTAGACAAGCTAACTCTTAGTGATGAAAAACCAAAATTACTGTATACAGATGAAACGGGAAAAATTGACTGGGAACGATTAGCTAAACATATACGTGAGGCTACTGGTGGTAGATAGTCGTGCCAAAGGTGCACGTACAGAAACTGCAGCACGTGATATGTTGCGTAAACACACCGGTTTAGGGTGGGAGCGCGTACCTGGTAGCGGTGCGCTTGACCCTAAACATCAGCTTAAAGGTGACCTTTACATACCTGGTGTAAATAACCGGTTTTGTGTGGAGGTAAAAGGATATGCAGATGATCACATTAATAGCGGCTTACTAACTCATAAGAATCCTCAGCTATTAGAGTGGTGGCAACAAACACAGCGTCAAGCATTACAAGTAGATAAATTACCACTACTTATATTTAAGTATGATCGCAGTAAATTATTTGTAGCTACAACAATATTCGACGATAATATGATGGAACATCGCTGGTTAATGATGTATGCTGATGATTACGAGTTTTATATCTGCTTGTTAGAAGATTGGCTTAACTCAAGCAACGCTAAATTTATAGCTTGAAAAATATTATCAACAGTGTTATAATAATAGATTACACTTTAAAAATACCATGAAAACATTTAAACAATTAGAACAAACAAATAACGCACTGATGATAATAGATGCACTTAATCTTGCTTTTCGCTATAAGCATAATGGTGCTAGAGACTTTGCTGAAGACTACCTACGCACTGTGCAGAGCTTGAGTAAAAGTTATAAAGCTAAGTGGGTTATTATTGCCGCAGATCAAGGCTCTAGCAGTTATCGTAAGGATATATACCCACTATACAAACAAAATCGTAAAGATAAGTACGAACAACAAACTGAAGCTGAACGTATAGAATTTGAGCTTTTCTTTGAAGATTTTACTAAAACACTAGAGCTACTAAATCAGCACTATCCAGTATTAAGGTTTCAAGGTGTAGAAGCAGATGATATTGCTGCTTATATAGTAAGTAAAAAACATAAAATGCATATTCCCGAAATTTGGTTAATTAGCAGTGATAAAGATTGGGACTTACTAATACAACCTGGAGTAAGTAGATTTAGCTATGTTACTCGCAAAGAAACTACATATGAAAACTGGAATGATTATTATAATTTTGAGCCAGAAGACTATATTAGCATTAAGTGCCTTATGGGTGATAGTGGCGATAATGTCCCTGGTATTCCTGGTGTTGGACCTAAACGTGCTCAGCAACTTGTTGAAGAATATGGCACTGCTTGGGATATTATTAATAGTATTCCTCTACATGGTCGCTACAAATACATTGAAGCCATTAATAAAAGTGGTAATCAGCTTGAAACAAACTATAAACTTATGGATTTACAAACTTACTGCAAAGATGCACTAGGACTGGAAAATTGTAAACAAATTGATGAAATACTAGGACTAACACTAAAGTGAAACAAACTACAGAATTTTATAATTTTAATCGAACATACGATCATAATCGTGATGTAATGGTTACACAAGTTGTCGAGTGCAGAGTAGACAATGCTGCCTATTTACCCAAACGCGCGAATCCTACTGATGCAGGCGCAGACTTACGCAGCACTGAAAAATTGGAAATCTATCCTGGCGAAACAAAACTTATAGATAGTGGTGTAGCAGTAAAAATTCCACAGGGCTACGGCGGCTTTGTATTTAACAGATCGGGACAAGGCTTAAAGGGAATTATTGTGGTTAATGGCGTAGGCGTTATTGACAGTGATTATCGTGGAAATATAAAAATTCCGCTAAAAAATATCAGTGAAAATATCTATAAAATAGAGGTTGGTGATAGAATCGCTCAACTAGTTTTAATGCCAGTTATACTATGTAATTTTATAGATAGCTGGAATGATACAGAACGTGGTGCTGGAGGGTTCGGTAGCACAGGAAAATAAGGAAATAATATGGTAAGCACACGCGCACAAGTAATTACACGTAGGACCTATAATAGACCTACTAGTGAAGATGGTAAACAATTTGAGAGTTGGCAACAAACAGTTAGACGAGTACGTGATCATCAACACTGGTTATGGGAACGCAGTGTAGGTCGTCAACTATATTTTAATGAAGTAGCAGAATTAGAGCAGCTAGAACAATTGATGCTAGCTAGAAAAGTGTTAATGAGTGGCCGCACATTGTGGTTAGGTGGTACAAACGTAGCACAAACTCGTGAAGCATCGCAGTTTAATTGTAGTTTTACACAGGTAGAAACAGTATATGATGTAGTAGATGTATTATGGCTACTGTTACAAGGATGTGGTGTAGGATTTAAACCCATTGTAGGTACACTAAATGGATTCTCAAAACCAATCAAAAATATTCAAGTTGTTAAAAGTCAACGAACAGCTAAGGGTGGACTTGAACACAATGTTGAAACCTGGGATGCAAGCACAAAAACCTGGACAATTCAAGTTGGAGACAGTGCCGAAGCCTGGGCTAAATCTATCGGCAAGCTCCTTGCTGGCAAATACCCTGCTGATACTCTTGTGCTTGATTTTAGTCAGCTCAGACCTGCTGGTGAAAGGCTAAAAGGATATGGATGGATTAGCAGTGGTGACAGTGCTATCTCAAAAGCTTATGTTGCAATTGCCAACATACTTAATGGTCGGGCTGATAGCCTTCTCACTAGGATGGATATTCTTGACATTGTTAATCATCTCGGAA